ACATTTTATACTGTGCTACATCTGTATTTACTGATCCACCACGCATAAATGAGACTTTACAAACGTTGGGGACTTTAACATAGTTTCTTGAGGTAGCTTCAGCACTTGAGAAGTTTAATTCATTACCTAAAGCAAAACTTGGTAGCATTGCTTTTCTGAATGAATTTACAATCTGTTTGTTTATGACTGCCTCATCTCCGTTCCTTGGAACTAGTTTATAGTTCAACTGGAAGTTCCTTAGATCAATACCACCAAATAATAGTTCAACGTTTGGATTTAGAATGACACCTCTAGTTGATCCTAGGATATCATTTCTTTCAATTTGCTCTCCAGTAATTTTACTGATCGTTGCCTGAATTAAAGTTGTCGATGCATTTGGAATGATCTGATTCAACATATCATCAGCAGTTCTTCCAAGGTTTGAAGGAACATTTTTAAGATCAGCACCAGCAGTAGTCATAATATCTCTACCGATATTACTGAAAGACTTACCACTCCAGTTTGCTTTGTATCCAGTAGATACATCCTCTGGCATGTAGAGGACTACTGATGGAATACCACTAGTTTTTTCATAGAATGCTGCATCTGTAGCAGACTGATTGTACTGTGCTAGACCACCTTGATTAGCATTTTCACTATCTTTATTGATACCTTGGAAAGGTGGTTTGTACTCATAGAATTCAAACAAAACATAATCAGTATCTTCTGCGACAATATCATTTGGATATCTCAACGCATCAGAGACATTACCTGCTACTAGAGTGTCATAGTTTTGTCGTGTTTTTCTTGCTTCATTTTGAGCAGTTTTGAATTGAGTTGGAGTAATCTTTGACCAAGTTTGTCCATTAAATCTCCAGTGCTGCACTATACCATTGCGGTTTGCAACATTAGTAGTTGTCAGATCACCAACGCGCTCACTTCCTTTAATTTGAGGAAACGGTGGTTTCGCATTCCTACCAGTAAATTTTTTACGTTGGTGATCTGCTTGTAGGTTGTAATTTTCAACTGGATCTACTCTCCAATTTCCTAAAGCCATTACTTAGACATCTCCTTTGACTGTTTTGTTCCATAACCTTTGATGAGTCTATGACCTTTGATCTTATCGTAAAAAGCATCATCTGTTTCTTCCCACACAACCTGTTGATCGATCGGGAACACCATTCCATTAAGGTCTTTCACAAAATCTGCTGTTGGTAGGAGAATGGCAGTGTCCCATTCATTAGCAGCGAGATCCAAATATAATCCATCTACATGGGGGTGTAGATATTTATGGAAACACTTCTTAGGTAGGTCAATTCTACCCTGCATTAATTTTTTAGTTGCAATAATTCTTTTCTTGGGTGATAGGTAGTGTAAGTTAGCACCCCAGAATTCTGACTTGGATGACTTAATTACATATACTAAAGGGAATCTGTCATAGTAAGGCAACCATCTCATCTTTGCCTTATACTCAAACATATACAGATGACCTGCTACTGTATATTTTCTTAGTTCATTTGCATCTTGTTCTTTAGCAGCACCTACTCTGTCTGCTCGTTCATCTAAGATATACTTTTTAAAGTTCTTTTTGTATCTACTTGCTTCGGACTTGACTGCTGATCTATACCATGAGAGGGACTTCTTCTCTCCTCCTGTAGCAGCATTCACTCTCTCGAAGAGTGTTTTGTATCCTGGATCTTTATTTACAGCATTGCGCTGGATTGAGGCGAATCCTGTTGCCATTGTTCTAGACTCCTAAGTGATCTTCGGTTAGTATTAAGAAGTTCATCTGCCTGTCTTCACAATACTCTCGCGCAGCAGACCACTTAGTTTGGTTCTTTGCGTATGTCAGTGCAGCATTACGATAAGAGGCAGTCTTTTTGTTTTTGTCATTCGGTGGTTGAGTTTGTTTTTTGGGTTTTACTTCAATGATATACTTGGTAATCTTACCTGACTTTTCACGTACCTTAATGTAAAAGTCTGGAAAGTATCGTCTCAATTTACCATCAGGTGCTCTGTATGGTATAATAATCTCTTCACTACCCCACTCTAAAATAGAGGGATTACTATCACAGAACACCATGAACTTACGTTCCCATAACGATCTATAGATGATGTTTGATGGGTTGCCACGGTACTTCTTAGGATGGGTAGGTTTATAAATCCCAGAGTACGCCATAAATATAGTAGGACCAACGTAGGTATTTAGCGTGTCTATAGATCGCCTATTAACAACAATGGCAGCGAACGGCGGAATGTCGTTCAGTAATAACTTCGTGGTGAAGTTTCTCAGACCTCCTGTAGGACTACCAGCTGAAGAAGATTACTTTGAAATGTTCTGTAGCGAAGCACAACTTCCTAACACTAATACTGCTCAAGGCAATCAGAATGGATTGTATGTTGGTAGTGGGCAAACAAGTTATGCACACACAAGAGTCTTCACAGAGATCCAACTTGGATTCATGTGTGATGCTAACATGACAGCACTTAAGTTCCTACAAAACTGGAATGACTTTATTTTTGGCGAAGGTGGAGAACAACTAAACTCAGAAGACCTTCGCTATATTCAAGGTAATTTTACTCAAAGAACTAGGAATAGAAATATTAGATTGCAATTTAAGGACAACTATTCTAGCACAATCTTAATCTCAAAGACAGACCTGGGTGGCAACAGTCCTATTGAAAGATCTCCTATTACTTACGTTTTAGAGGAAGCATATCCATATGCTATTGATGCTGTACCTCTGCAGTTTGGATCGAGTCAGCTGACTCAGGTAACAGCACAGTTCTCCTACACTAAGCACTACACAGTTCAGAATGATATCACTGACAGTAATTTGTGGATGAATAAAGGCGAACTACTGAGTGCAGCACAAAGATTTACTGGTCAGCAAGATCTAAACCTAGCAAATAGAAACTTAGCGTAGCAAAATTGACTTTTCGATTCCATGAAAGTGGGAAAATTTTTTCCGCCAATTTTTGGGTTAAAAAGTCGCGCTAAATATACATATGATCTGGTCTAAACATAATGGCATTACCACAAGTTGCTCTTCCAACCTATGAGTTGGAAATCCCTTCTAATGGCAAAAAAATCAAATATCGCCCATTTGTCGTAAAAGAAGAAAAAGTTCTTTTGCTTGCACTTGAATCTGGAGATGATAAGCAGATTGAAGATGCAGTAAGAACTTTGTTAAAAAATTGCATCCAGTCTAGAGTAAAACTCGAAGATTTGGCGATTTTTGACCTAGAATATATTTTCCTACAAATTCGTGCTGTGTCAGTTGGCGAAGTTGTGGAAATGTTGCTAACATGTGAAGATGACGGCGAAACGCAAGTTAAGTATAATTTGAATTTGACGGATATTGAGGTTTTTAAACCAGAAGGGCATTCTAACAAAATTATGCTATCTGACACGCTGGGCGTAATTATGAAATATCCCTCATTTGAGGAATTCGTCAAAGTCTCTATTGCTGGCAAAAATAGCACTGGTGATGACATTATTGCTATTATCGCAAAATGCATTGATCAAATTTTTGACGCAGAAGACGTATATGACAGTTCTACGACTTCAAAGAAGGAATTTGTTCAATTTGTCGAAGGATTGACTAATAAGCAATTTGAAAGTGTTGAAAAATTCTTTGAAACTGCACCAGTCTTGAGACATGAGGTTAAGATCAAAAATCCAAATACTGGAGTTGAGAATGATTTTGTTATTCAGGGGTTAGCGAATTTTTTCGGATAGCACTCTTCCATATGTCCATGGAAGGGTATTTTAAGACTAACTTCGCCTTGATGCAGCACCATAAATATAGTTTGAGTGAAATTGAAAATATGATGCCTTGGGAGAGACAGGTTTATACTAGTCTCCTCATGCAATACCTAGAACAAGTCAAGCAAGAACAAGAAAAAGCAGCAAGGCAGTAATGGCACACGGTTTTCTTACACCAACACCAGTAACGGGCGAAAGTCCTATTATAGGATATCTCGAAAGAAAGATTGGGAAGCAATTAGAGAAAATTGCTGATCATCTTCAGGGTATTCGACGCAATACTGCAAAATCTAGAGATACTACCTATAGATCTGGTAGAGGTGCTACAGAGGTTGCTGGTAGATTTGGTATTGGTGAAAATACTGCTGTTGGTGGTGGTTTTCTCCCAGGTAGAAAAGCACCTAAAATGCTGCAGGGTAGCAGTGGGAGCATTGAAAAAAACCCTATAAACGTTGATCTAAAAACAGGAGCAAAGGTTGCAACTCCTGGTGGTCCAAAAAGACTTCCTGGTGGTGCTAGTGCTAGCACTACGCCAGGTATTACATCTACTGGAGGACTAAAAGATAGTCGTTTCTTCAGTAAGAGTGGAGAACTTAATATTGAAAAACTGCGTGCAAGTGGTAAGTCCGCAGAAGAACAAAAAACTATTGTAAGAGACTACAGAGCAAGTCTTCGTGCAAAGGGTGTTGCTCCAACTGGAGAAGGAGCACCTCCTATCACACCAGATAGTGGTGCTGATATTGTCGCTGCTGTTAATAGAAATACAGAAGCAATTGTTGCTCTGTCTGCACTAACTAAAGACCAGACATCAAAACAAGTCAGTATGCATAACGAGCAAGAAGCTCGTGCAGATCGACGAACAAGTAGAGAACGTGCTAGGGCAGAAGAAAGGCGATTAGAACAAGGTGGAGACTTCTCTGACTTCTTAACACCAACAAATTTTAAGGGGAGAAGACTTCTTCCTGGTGCAGGTGGCACTGGCGGTGGTCGCAGAGATATGGGCGACTTCTTCAAAACCTTAGTAAGAAGAGGTGTAAGTCCATCTAAGGCAGGAGCTCAGGCAATTGCTAAAGGTGCTCGTTTTGGAGCGGTTAAGTTAGCTCAGATGGGTGCTAAGAAACCCCTTGCTGCAATGAATGCGGCAAAAATGATGCCCAAAGTAGCAGAAAATGCATCTAAACTATTATTTGGAACTGCAAAATCTGCTCCTATTGTAAAAACAGCACTTGGAAGTGGTAAAGTTGTTGCAAAAACATCTGCTAAGTCTCTTGCATCTGCAGCAACAGCAGGGGAGATGGCAGCAAAAGGAGCACGATCTAAGGTTGCTACAAGAGCTGCTGCAGATGTGGGAGAATACTTCATTGAAGGTGGTGTCAGACAAGCTAGTAAAGCAGCTCCATCGAAAATCTTAGCTAGACTTGTAGATGAAGGTGTTCCTAAGAAAGAAGCAGTAAGAATTGTTGCTGATCAATTTGGTTCTGATGCTGCTAATCAACTTGTTAAAGCGGGTGCTAAAAAAGGCACGGGTGCAGCAAAAGTTGCTGCTGGATTAGCAAAACCAGGAGCAAAAGCACTTGGTAAGTCTGTATTGAAGAAAATTCCAGTCATTGCTGGTCTTGCTGGTATTGTTTTTGGTGTTCAACGTGCATTAGAAGGAGACTACTTAGGTGCTGGTCTTGAAATTGCTTCTGGTGTCATGGGTGCTACTGGTGTTGGTGCTGGCGCTAGTTTAGGTATTGATGGTTTCCTATTAGCAAGAGATTTGGGCATGACCCCATTTGCGAAGGGTGGTATTATTACAGAACCCACTAATGCACTTATGGGTGAAGCAGGTGCTGAGGGTGTTTTCCCACTAGAGGGTGCTAAAGGTAGAAGGACATTTGCGATGTTTGGTGATGCATTTATTGATGCTCAAAAGAAAAGAAAGAAAGAAGTTGCACAAATTCAGTTAGAAGGATATAAGTTATTTGCTAAAGAACAAGAATATATGAAAGTCTTTGATCTCTTCAATCCAGCGCGATGGTTCAATGGCAATAATGGTAATACTCAAAACAGACGTGGTAGTGGTGTTAGTGGAAGATCTCCAATGGTAGGACCACCACCTCCAGTCAGTGGAGGAAGAACGAGTGGCACTCCTCTGAATTCAACTGGTGCAAAAGGTGTTCTTGACGTTATTGCATCTGTAGAATCAAATGGAAGTTATGATGTTTTCAACACTGCTCGTGGAGGAACACCTGGCAAAGCAACAGAGAAGACTATTGGGTGGTTAGCAAAGAACGCTCAGGGTGCTATTGGTAGATATCAGCATATGCCTGAGTTTATCTTAGAAAGAGCAGCACGGTTTGGATATGATGCAAATACACGCTTTACCCCAGAAGTTCAGGATGATATAACAATCAAGATGATGCAGGAGCAGCATGGATTAGATGACTTCTTGTCAGGAGATATGTCTGCTGCTACATTTGCTGCTAAACTTGCTCCTACTTGGAGAGGATTGCCACAAGGTCAGAAAGCAGCAAATAGATTAGGTGGAACTGCTGATTCTACATATATGGATCAGTATTCTTCTGGAAACAAAGCACATATGTCATGGGCAGATTCTGTTTCTAACTTTGAACGTATTCAATCAGGATATGATCCCAAGAAAAAAGTCACGGGTCTAACTCCATCGGCAGAGGATATGAATTGGTATAACAATATGCAATCATCCAATCCAAATACTGGAACACCTCTCATGGCGACATCAGCGCAGGTAGCATCTGCTTCTACTTCTGCATCACCTACTGTCATCAATAATTACTATACAGGAGGCAATGGCAGTGGTCAGCAACAGGTAAATCCAAACGGTGTATCTGCTGCTCCTGGTATGTCAGCAACTGGAACTGAAGTGTTCCAAGAGTTAAAAATTAGAGCACTAGCATAATGGATCAATTTCAGAACATAACAGACTTTCATCTCAAGAGTGTTGTTATTGCAAAACTTGGTGAGACTGAGGGATATGAGATCAGACAGATGGTTGGTACATTCAACTATGTTGAGAGTATCACTAGTCCATTCCGTGCCGCTACATTAACAGTTGTTGATAGTGCTGGATTGTTAGCAGATCTCCCTGTTCAAGGTGGAGAAACTGTTAAGATCGTTTGTCAGACAAGTTCTAGAGAAGAGGAAGAAGAGTATGTGTTTCAAGTATGGAAGGTTGGAAATAGATATGCTAAAAACCAAGTACAGTCATACACACTAGGTTTGATATCTGTAGAGGCACTCAATAACGAGTGTGTTAGATTGATCAATAGATTAGAAGGAAAACCAGACTCTATTGTTGGGAAAATCTTAAAAGAGAACTTGAATTCAGAAAAAGAATTCTTCTCTGAGTCTCCTGAGTTTGCTATCAAGATGCTCCCCACAAATAGGAGACCTTTTGATATTATCTCTTCTATTGCAGTGAAGTCTGTTCCCAGTAATGGCACAAAAACACCAGGATCTGGTAAAGGCAAACAAGCAAAGACCGAAAAAGAAAAGATTGGCGGAACTGCAGGATTCTTATTCTGGGAGACAAAGAGGGGATATAATTTCTTTTCTGTTGATACTATGATTGATAGAGATGAGACATGGGGACCATATATCGAAAAACCAGCAAACCAGGGTGATGGTGCTGACGACAGAATGACCATCTCTCAAGCAATTTTTAATGCTGAAGTTGATGTCATGTCAGCAATGAGAAAAGGTAAGTATTCTAGTCTCATTGTATTCTTTAATCACTCTACTGGTCAATACAGTGAGTATCATTATAGTGTCGAGGATGCTTACAAAGATATGAAGCACCTTGGATCACAGAATACACCATCTCTAATTAAGTTTGGTGATAAGTCTGTTTCAGATTATCCTACAAGAATTGTATCTACACTCTTAGATCATGAATCGTGGTATAATGAACCAGCAATCGCATCATATGAGGAGGCAGACGGTTCAGATAAACCAAATGAATATTGCGATTTCCACAAACATTTTGCAACCCAATCTTTGATGAGATATGAACTATTAAAACATCAGGTAGGAACTATTGTTATCCCTGGCAACTCAGAGATTTGTGCAGGAGATAAGATTAATATTAAACTGGTCAATAAAACCCCAGGAAAGAGAGTAGATAGAGAACCATACGATCCTGAGAGTAGCGGTGTTTATCTAATTGAGGAAGTTACTCACTCTTATGACAGTACATCATCCACCAATGGAAGGTTTACGACAACCTTAAGATTGATGCGAGACTCGTATGGCGACCTAGAATCAGAGTCTAACCATGGCACTAAATAATTAAAGGAGGTACTACACATGGAAAACATCGAAGCGCATATCGCAAAGGACAAGGAGATTTTGGACAATCCAAATACATCTCCACAGGCACGTCGTCATATTGAGGGCGAACTACATGACCTTGAAGAGTGGGTAGAACATCATAAAGAAGAGATTGAGGCAGGAGATCATCACGATCCGACACCACTAGAACTCTACTGTGATCAAGAACCTGGCGCACCCGAGTGTAAAATTCATGATAATTGACTAAAATATGGATCAGTTAGTATCACAGTTGCTACCTACCCAACGCATTGGTAACGATGGTTTCCAGTGGTGGGTAGGTCAAATTGAAGGAACCGCTGCTGATGAGGCAAACAACAAAGGCGGTTATCGATTCAAGGTGAGAATCGTTGGGGATCATCCTGGTGATTCTGAACTGGTTAGCACTGCAGACTTGCCATGGGCAACTGTGATGATGCCTGTAACTGTTCCATTTATTCCTGGTAATGGTGGCGGAGCACATCCTCAATTAGAGATTGGATGTTGGGTTGTCGGTTTCTACATGGATACCGAAAAACAAAAACCCATCATCATGGGTTCTATTGGTCAAACTCCTGGTGCTACTAAAGTATTTGTTGAGCGAACACCAGATACACCACCATTTACCACAGCAATTCCACAGGTAAATGCTCAAACAGATGGATCTCCATTGCAGCAGGGGACTGACAAGAACACTGCTACTGGTGGATTATATGACGGCACTGTAGATGGCGATGGAAACGATCGTGTCGCAACACCACCATCAATTGTAGATCCATTAGTAAATGAAACTGCTGCCGCAGAAGACTGGTGTCAGTCAAAGGCAGAAAAATGTGATGAAGATGATATGATGTCCCAGATGACGGGTATCATGGGAGAGTTCCTTGCTGCTGTACAAAACAATGGCGGAAATGTTGGAACTTACTTAGTTAATAAGGGAACTGGTGGTTTGATGGATGGTATTGGCATGGCACGAGGCTATGTCAATAAAGCAATGACAGTTGTTACTGAATTTGTTGCTAAAGTAAAAGGATTTGTTATTGAGAAACTCAAGGCAGCAGTAAATGATCTCATCAAAGCACTGCTATTTCCTACAGACACAGGTAATTCTCTCACACCAGTAACAGTATTCTTCAACAATCTTCTGAAGCAACTTGGTTGCTCGATGGCAGACTTAGGTGATCGTCTAGCAGATTTCTTGACTGATCTCCTAATGAGTTATGTGGAGCAGATTTATCGTGCTGCTGCATGTCAAGTAGATGCTCTAGTTAATGGCATCATGTCGAAGATCAACTCATTGATGACTGATCTTCTCGATAGCGTTCTTGGTCCATTAAATGATATCCTTGGCGCAATCGCTGCCCCACTAAACATTCTTGGTGGTGCAATTAGTTTTGTTATGAACCTACTAGGAATTTCCTGCTCAGGTCCAGATAGATCTTGCGCGAAGAAGAAGCAGACCTGTACCAACGGAGCAGAAAAATTAGAGGAGAGAGACTTCCTAGATGATCTGTTAGAAAGCATTGATAATCTATTCCCAGCAACTGGTGCTGATTACACCCAGTATGTTTGTGGAGATGCATATGAGGGCAAACCACTAGATTTTACAACTGTTGGATTCACTGGCGGTGTTCCTCTGTTTGGTGGCAATACTGGCAACATTCCTGGTGATGGTGATGGCACAGACACCACAACTACGGATGATCCAAATGATAATGGTGGTACAAGACAAAGGAAGCGTATTGTATATCACATCGACGATATTATGGTCGAAGAAGGTGAGTTTGCACAATTCACAGTAACTAGAACTGGATACACTGAATCATCTTCATCGGTCAAATATAGAACTCTTAAGTATGAAGGTTCTGCAAAAGAGCAAGAAGATTACTTCCCAGTAAATGATATCCTAGGATTTGCTCCAGGAGAAACATCCAAGACTATTACTATCAGAACAATTCAATCTGTTGAGAGAGAAGCAGATGAAGACTTCTACAT